TTAGACTTGGGCTTTGGATCATCTATTGGCCATGGCATAAGTTCCTCTCTCGGCGCGTCAGCGCCTAGATTAGAAATACGTAGTATTTCTAATCTATTACCGCTTTCTAGCTGTATATTACTAGTAATGCCTGGTTCACCGACGGTCGGAATTCCAGGCATCGGTATTTCAGGCATCGGTTGATAGTTCCAATTGAACATATCTACGTAGTGTTGGCCTACTGGAGTGAACTTTAGGGTGGTTACCCATCGTCCTCCGGCGACCTGTTCTTTGAACGCTTTTACGTACCCAAACTTCTTTAGCTCAGATCCGGCAGCGCGAATCGCGTCCCTGCCTTCGTTCATGTAGTTAGATTCCATAATTTCTTCGGTAGACATAGGCCGGCCTACTGTGGCAAAAACCATCCACAATGCACGAGCCATACCCGAAAGATATGGGTTTAGATTTGGTGCTTCCATGTTCCCTCCCTTATAGTGAATTTACTATAGGCGATCTACCTTATTAGGCAAACCTCTCATTTGTCTAACTGACACTCCAGTAAAGGCCTGCTCTACAGCTAGGGATATGGTTAATCCCGAAAAGGTAACCGCTAGGAAATAAACGATCAGGGTTATGTCGGTAACTCCCAGAATAACAGGGAAGAATATTCCGCAAATTGACGCGACTAAACCCCGCCATTTTCCAAGAGAAAAAAGCAGTCCTTCTATAGCGGTAAGTATTGATGCAGTTGCTAGTGAGGCCAGAACTAAGGTTGTCATAGACACGACCCTACTGTCTGAATACAACCCTGTCAAGGTGGAAGGTGTGACCAGGCTCTGGGTTGTCTATGTCCGCAGTTACTCTAAGTTTTGCGTACGCTACGCCGGAGGTTTCTGTGCTTGTAGCGAATGTAGAGAGATAAGCCCATCTGTCTGACCGCTCAATAGTGGCGGAAGAAGTCCTGGTCAATATTTGAACATCGCTTTCATCATAGAACGTTATTGTTAAATTATACGTTCCGTATGCATCGATGTTTTCCGGTTTAATAGCAATAGACGCGTAATAACCAGATCTGCTCTCTACTGGAATCTTGTCGGAGATGATTCCAAAAAGAGCGTTAGAAGTTGATGTTACTCGGCAATAGGCAGTTCCGTGAGAGCTGGTATCGTCAAAAAGAGTGCCTCGAGTTACTCGTCTATTTAAGGTTGAGGCAATAGCTGTCCACGTACCTAGATCATTTTCAAATGATGATGAAGGAATTAATGATTCCTCTAGCTCTGGGAAAGAAGACACGCTTTTTCCTGGAACAATAGCCCACGTGCTTCCATAAGGCATGACCTTAGACAAAGTAGTAAAAAGTCTTGTGTACTTGTCTGAGTAGGTAGTCCAATAAAGGCTCTTACCACCGTTTCTACTTTCGTATTTAGACACGTACATGTTTACCGCAGTATTTAACAACCCTGGCCTTGTTATAGTCTCAGGAGATGCCGGATCAGTAAACTTACTTGGAACTCTACCAAATTCAGCTTGTACGCCGTCGAAGTAAAATACCGCTGCTGAACCGTTTCCGGTAGACAAGGAGATAGTTACATCAAAAGATGTCTCCCCAGTATTTAGAACTCTGTTGGTGTGGATTCGAGTCCACTCATCTTTGTTAGACTCAGTTATGGAAAATGTTCTAGTTTCTTGATTAGTAGTGCCTATAGAGTAGGTTCCAGCTTTATTACGTACGTAAGCAGAGATAACAAAGTCTTCTCCACCCACAGCTGCATAAGGAAGATATACGGTAGTAGATACAGATCCTCCACCGGCTTTGCTTACCTTGCCCTGTTTAACTCCAAACAAAGACGTAACTTCAGATACAGAGGTGAGGGTAGTTCCTGAACCAGCTGTCCAATTTGTAGTGTCTTCTAAAGACGGGTTTGATACAAAGTTTAATACGTTCTTTGTTTCCCATCGGCAGTCTTCTATATCAAAGAATGTTTCATTGATTGGGTTTGCTGGAGTAGGTGCTCCGTCCCCACTAAAAAACGCGTCAAGAGAAGCGCTTTGTTGGAATAGGGCGGCGTCAAAATAGAAGACATCGTTTATATCCGCTGTATCTATGTATACAGAAAGCTTAGCTAGTGGTCTTCCCGCATCTTGTGAAAAAACTGGTGCTATAGAGTTGACCGATATACGCTGGGATACAGAAGTTAAATTAACTGGGTCGGAGTCTACTATGTAAGGGTTAACAGGATAGTAATTTCCATCTTCATCTGACAAGATTGCAGTTTGTTCATCCGCGCTTTGTGGAACTGAATACTCAATTCTTGCTCTAGCGGCGTGGGCTGTTCCAGAAGAATATATGCTAAACGTATAGCTCTTTCCAGGGTCTACAGGGATCCAATCAGATACAAGTGCAACTCTATCTTGATCTGATGTAGCGGTTAATTTAGCGGCGCAATCTCCAAATATAACTGCAGTAGCTGGGGCGTTAAAGTCTTGAGATAGTGTTGAGTTTAGAGAAAACCACCCACCAGTTCCTCCTTCAAAAGTTGGGTTCGGTAGTAAGTTCTCAGATTCTCCATCTATAACTACTTGTACTAGTCTTGCATCTTGATATTCTAGACTGTACTTAGCTTCGGCAAACTGAAGCATATCTATGTAAAACTCAGCTTGATTATTTATAGGAGTTACAAGAATTTCTGCTGAAGCATAGTAAGCATTGGCTGGAGCAAGCTTACCGTTTCTACCTGCGCTAGAGCCTGAGTTAAATTCTTTCCAAGAAGTTCCTGCTGTTAAAGCAGAGTTATACGCTTCACTAGAGATTAAAGTTCCAGATCGATCGTACCAGGATATTCTGGCTTGTAGAGTTCCTATTTTACTTTCTTCTTTAGTTCTAGCCCATCCAGTAAATAAATATCTCTTATTTGGAGTAATGGGTGTGCCGTACAGAACTTTGCTTCCATTTATGGAAAGGGTTACTGCTGAGTTATGGCCATGTACACGAGCGAACCCTTTATTACGAGGGGGGAATAAAAGATCGTACAAGCCAGGGTTAGGTGGTGTTACTACCACACCTAGTTCTGCTAAAGAGTTTGCGTACAAATGGTGATCAAAGTTTCCCGCAGTAGTTACCCATCTTCCGATAGACTCTTCAAAAGAAGAATCGTTATAGTCAAGAAGAAGATTGTGCCCTACTATTACCTCGTTAGACCAGTGAGTTAAGGCAGTGGTGTACGCACTTACTCCAGCTGTAGTTCCTTTTACGCTATTTATGATGTTTCCTGAACCATATAGGGCTCTGTGATACAGATCTCCTAAAGCTGGCTCAAAATTAAATCCTAGATCTGTAATTTTATTTTTTAAGATGGCTGAAGGAAGAAACTTATAGTTAGAGCTCTTATACAGAAGCTCGCCTTCAGCATTAAATTTATCATACTCAAAAGCGAATGCAGAAAGAACATTGTATAGGTCGTTTTCTTCAGGCTCACCTGTGGCGTCCCCAGGAGCATTTAACCATGCTCTAGGGATCCATTTGCTTATTTTATTTAACGTGTCGGTTTGATCTACAAGGATGGCTTTTGCAGACCCGCAGTTAATCCAACGTATTCCATTAAAAATCCAAAAAGAATAGGTTACTTCTGCGCTTGCATCGATTGGTTGAAAGTCAATTTTTGCAAGTCTATAGTTAGTTATAAGATCGCCGTCTACAAATATGCCGTCATAAGGGTTGTTCGGAGCACCGGCAAAACTTTTAATCAGTTTCCAGTGGGTAGGTCTACCAACGATTGCTACTCCCGTAGGATCTATGGCTGTAAATGGGATATTTGGGTTTGTTTTTGTATAAGTAAATGTTGTGGGAGTAGGTATTGAAGTTATAGTAAATTGACCGTTTACTTCAGTTAATGCGCCATTTACAGTTACGGGAAGGTTATTAATAAAATTATGTGGAGCAGTAGTTGTTATTGTTACTACGTTATTTGTAAGACTTACTCCTGAAACCGAGGAAAGAAGGTAGTCTGCGGGATCGCTAGTTACCGACCCCCAAACTAAGGATATAGTCTCATAGTCATAGGACCAAGCCCTAAGATTTACGTTGTTATAGACACGGGTGTTTTCTATTTCACCGTACTTAGGTAAGCCGTAGGAACTAAACGAATACTTAGCCATTTACATCCCTGCAAGTAAAAACGGATCAAATCGAACAGCTTCAGCAGTTGCTAATGCATTGTTTGCCGTTGTATTTAAAGTGTTGTACTCTGTGCTACCGACGTATAGAACGTTTGCAGAAGCTACCTTAGGAATTCCTGTGCTGCTTACGTTAAATCCCAAAGTATTGTCAGAAGCTCTAGTATCAAAAAGGTTAGAGGATCCTGAAAGTGTCTTTAAAGTCAGCCCAACAGAGCCTGCCGTAGGCTGGATGGCATCTCCGGACTTCTTGACATATGGGCTAGATGCCCCAGTTCCACTTACAAGACCAGCTTCAATGTTGTTTAGGCGCTCGTCTAAGCTTGTCCACTCAGTTGTGGTTGAGAAGGATCCCGCATAATTTGAGGTAAGGGGGTTGCCGCCGAGAGCTGTAGCACCAAGAACTATTTGCATGGCGCGGACTTCGTCTTGGAGAGCGTTAACGTGGTCTGCAAGGATCGTGTCTACAAGGTCAACCTTGTTTGTAAATGCACGAATACTCGATGGGTATGATGCTGGCATGTTAGTTACCTCTTCCTAGTTTTTGATATTTTCTCACGACAAGCCGCCTGTTGTCGTGATAATTAGATTGTCTGGAACTAAATAAGGGATTTGACTTGCGGCTAATGAGATTGTTGCTGCACCGGATCCGTTATCAGTATTTAGCTTGGTTATTGTTACTGACTCAACGCCTTCTATACCAGCCGCGGTGGCCATAACTTTAGAGAAAGCTATGGTTCTTCCAAAAGAATTCTGCTCAAAAGAAAATAGTTGATTATCGTCTAAGAAAGCTTTTACCATGTTTAGCTTTATAGTGTTGTTTCTATAAGCGGGGTTTACAACTACAGACAGAGAAACGTAAAGTGGTACGTATACGGGAGGCTGTGTGCTTACCGTAGTGCCTACTGGAACCTTGTCTTGCATGTAGGAACTTACAGAGCTTGCTAAGGCTGTCCAAGCTGTAGTTGGGTTTCCAGCAACTATTCCTGGGGTACTGGTTCCATCATTTTGTGGCTGTATATATAGGGTTACTGAACTGTATACAGCTCCAACAGCGTTTATTTTTCCTACTTGTGGCACCTGTAAAGCCAAGTACTTATAGTCGTCTAGAGTTACAGCACGCTTTCTTGAAATTATGGCGGCTTTAATTTTTGCCCTTAGTTGTGAGTTATCATCGGCGTTTGCTCCACCAAAAGCTACTTCTGGGTTTGTAGCTGTCAAGTAAGAAATGGCTTCTGGATCAATATTGCCTGGAATAAACGTTACTTCAGAAATCGCATTAGAAACTACGTTTCCAGCTTCTCCTACGCTTGTTTTGTATAGAGCGCTGATGAGCTGCCCGGTAGCTGGAACAGCACCGTTAATGTTATCTCCAAAAATAACAGTCAAACTTCCGTCTTCGTTTTGAGAAGTCGTAAATACTAGGTCTGTTGGTCCAGAGTTAGATAAGGTATCTACGTAATTCCATGGAGCAAAAGCCTGTCCCTGACCAACGTATACGATTAGAGAAGCGTCTACAATTCCTACGTCTGAAATTAAGAACTCTTGATTTGTATCTCCGTTTGAAGTTCCTAAGCTAGAAGGTAGGGGTTTGTTATTGCTTGGATTGATAAGGTCTGGACGATCAGTATTTACAGTCTTGCCTTCTTTAGCTGGGATAGTAATAGTCTGACCAGGTTGCAGCTGAATTGCTGCCTGTGTAGTTTCAAAATATATTTCGGTATATGGGCCAAACAAAAGTGGGGCCATGACTTGAGTTCCTATGGGAATATCCAGAGCCTGGGTACTTATGTTTTCAAATAGCACAGAGACTGTAGCTGGAGTTGGTCCTGAAGGCTTATATCCGTAAAGTTCTGCAAAATTTAATAGTGTTTCTCGTTTAATTGCGGTGTCCACTGTAGTTTCATTGGCTACTCGGTCTAGGTAATAGGACATTATGTCGCCCATATACGAAAAGGTTTCTACAAGGATGTTACCTAGATCAGATGGGTCTGCAGGATCCCAATCTATTTGGGTACGAGCATTTATAAGGTTTATAAGATCATTCTTTAGAGCAGCAAAGTCTCTAGAAGTATAGTCTATCTGTATCTCATTGGCCATTATTACTCCGTTGCCGTTATAGTTCCGTCTACGTTAAAAATTGCTGTGGACACTGTTAGTGTCGTTAAGGTACTGTTTGGTAGCTCAATTAGTATGGTTACTGTGGCTTTACCTTCTTGATCAGGTAAATCAACTCTTATCTCTTCTACAGAGATTTCAGGTATCCATACAGATACAGCACTTCTTACAGCTTGATTTATAGATAACTCTAATTGATTGTCGTTTTCGTACAAAGCTCTTAAAACATCAGTGCCGTATTCTGGAAGCATTGGGCGTTGTCCAGGACTGGTAGAAAGTAAAGTTAGTAACCTATCGGTGTATACCTTTACCGGATCGTCAGTACCTTGAAGCTCACCAAGAAAATCCAATTTGAAAGGATAGGATATTGTCATTGCACTCCTATCCAAACTGGGTATTCAGGGTCGCCCGCAACAAACATAACCCAGATCATCTGACCCTTATAGGGTATTAGACGATGCGGGGTGTGCTCAGCCACTCTGGCTGGATCAGTAGACCGATTAGTTCCAAAACCAGCTGCCACAGGATCTATGTCTAGACCCCCCGGCGTTAGATTCTGTTCTTGCGAGTCATTCCAATCTTGCGTGGTATTTGCTATTGTATCGTGAGCATGGGTTAGCTTAAAGGTTGTATCTGGAGTCTTTCCAGTGTGATTATTGGTATGGGCATCGTGAGCAAGGCTTATTACTACAGGATGAGTATGTGCCGTACCCGCAGAAGCGGCGCCACTTGTTATTGTGGTGCTATGGGTCGCGTGGGTCGCATGCGCCTGCAATAAGTTTGCTACTTCAGAGGCTAGGTGCGGGAGGTGGTCAGGATGATTAGCGTTAGCTATTATGGGCAGACAAGCTCTAGCCCAACCGGTTACTTCTTGACCAGTAGCTTGAAAGATCTTAACCTTTATTCGATTCTTTTTTAGGGGATCGTTTATATCTTCTACTTTAGCCTCGTATATGCCAAAAAATCTGTTTCTTCCTACCGGATCCATGCCGTATTCAGAATCGGCTAAGTGCTTGTACTTCATACTGCCTCCCATTTAGTAGTCCGTTTTACGTTAGAAAAGCTCGGAGGTTTTACAGAGTATGGGTCGCTAGAAACTATTGTTTCTGGGATTGCGGTAGCTCGAGGAGTTACTACAGAAGTAGGTTCTGTTCTTCCATAAGTAGGGGTTAAAGATGAGCCATTAATTTCTAAAGAGTAGTCTTTTAATGAGGAGTCGGCAGGTACTAGTGCTTGTCCCGCAAGCTCACCAGTTATGTCTCGAACCTTAGTGGCTTTTACAGCTTCGTCTGAGGTCTCTCCGAGAACGTCAGTTCCCAAGTCTAACTCCATCATGTAGTTAGCTGGGGCACCTCCGAAGATGTGCTTTACTGAAAGCACGGTCCAGTATCCGGACATTCCGTTAGGCAACCCATCTAGATAAATAGCCTCATAAGGTTTCACAGCTGCGTTACCTACAACTACTGCCCTAGCCCTATATTGATATCTTTTTGCGTCAGCTAGGTCATTAGCAATATACTTAGACTCAGTTAAGCTAGTTGCTACGTCGTATACCTGATGCTTTACGAAAGAGGAAGTAGTTTTTCCACTAGAGTATCTACTCTTCATTGAAGAACTCCTCACTAGGAACTACTACGCCCTTATCCTCAAAATTAAAGTCTTTTAGCTTATGGGTTGTTTCAATAACAGTTCCCGTACGCTCATTGTAGCCTGTAACAACACGATCGACCTTAGCGCCCATCTCTGGAGCAGAGTCCGATATTTGAGCTATAAACTCTAAAAGAGTTCCGTAGCTTCTGTTGTACTTAACAGCGGCCCCACCTATACCAGAATCTACATACTTAAAATATATGGCGTTAGGTTTGCTCTTACTGTAAATTCTGTTCTTAGAGACAAAATAGATGGTAGTTCCTTCTGACCTAAGGGCAAATCCAGTCTGCTTAGCTAATCGTCTAAGTAGCTGCCAGTCAGTTTGTCCAGCTTGAACTATAGTTTTTCTGACTCTAGGGTGGCGCTGAGTTACAGCTTTCATGCCTGATTTAGCAGCTATCTTTTGAACTACTTGATCTGCAGTCACATTCTTATAAATTTTTTGGTCGGTATTTTTTAATATATGAGATGCTGAAATACAGACTATATCTGTGTTGTTTGAGTCTAGATCGTCTTTAGGATCAATGTCGTATACGTACCCAACAAAGACTTGAGACACTCTGTCTGTAGTATAGGTGAACTTTACTGGGTCTTCCGAACGAATTATTGTTTCGTCTTTAAAAGGCTTTCCTTTAAAGTGCAAAACAAGTCTATCGTGCTGTTCTATATCCTGATACAGCTCAGCTCCTATTAATAGCATTTCTATATCTGGGGTCTTTGGGAACTCTACTCTAAAAGTAGACGAATTTGCAGTCGACTCATAAACATAGTTTTTTTGCGTATTGTTAGTTGCCATACGGAATCCTAATTACTGTTCCCGGGGCTATATTTAAAGGATTCAGTATTTCTGGGTTTATTTCTAGTATTTCCCACCAATACTTTGAATTGCCAAGGTATACCTTTGCTAAGGGACCAAAGCTATCCCCATCAACCCAGGTGTATTCAATAAACCTTACGGATCTAGCTTCAGGAAACTTTCTGTATACGGCAATTGTGTAGTCCCCAGTATATTTTTGTTTTATCTGGGCTAGAGGACCGTCGTAGTATCTAGATACTCTTTCTATCATTATTTACCAGCCTTAGCTTCTTCGCCTGTAGAGCCAGCACGTCTAGCTTGCTCTTCATAGGCCTTCTTAACTTCTTCTGGGCTAAGTTCAAGAGATGGGTACCTAATAAAGGATATATCTACTGTAGATAACATTGGGACCATTTCCTGTGTAAACATGACGTGGTTTACAGATAGAGACGCCATAGAACCGTAATACTTTAAGTTATTGTGTAGGTGGAACCAACAAGGAGTTCCAGTTATATAACCAAAATCTGATGTTTTTCCACCGTATTCAAGAAGAGCAGTCTTTCCAGGGTCTCCATTTAGCACTCTATATAGAAACTCAAGGTCATATTCTGTACCTCTGTACAAAAGACCTTCAATTTCTTCTTTTCTTAAAGCTCTAGGATAAGATCTGCTAAAGTCTCCGCCATCTTTAGCCGACTTTAGTTCAGTCATATCAGCTATTCGGTTTAAATATAGTTGAAATGAGACTGTAGTGTTTCCACCAAGTAAGTTTGCTGGATCTTTGCTATTTAACATCCAGTCTATAGACGTATTGGTACTTGTGCTATATGACATTGTTTGAGGGTTGTATGAGAACCTAAAACCCCACAGCTTTACTTCTCCCTTTGTAGGCTTGTTTAAAGCTTCAGCACCATCAACAGATTGATAGATTTTTCCTAATCTTCTGTTTCTATTACTTAAGGCATTCTGTACGTCGTTAATTTCAGTAAATATTCTGCCTCGAGTATTAAGTTGATTAATTAATGAATCCCTAGTTCTTTCTCCATGTGAAACAGATCTAGTAACAAAGTGATTTGGTGGGTTATACCTAACTTTGTCTGGGTCTGGAGGGAGAGTTATGCTTGTATCTGGAGTTCCTGGGGTATCAGTGTCTCCGCAAGCTGCCTTAACTGCATCAAGTAGCGCTTCTTGCCCACGACCAAAAAAAGTGTCTGGTCCAGTAGCAGTTATGCTTTCTCTTCCTAAGTAAGTTCTTCTTTTTTCTTCGCCTTTTCTGTTAAAGTACACAAGAGTAGTGTCTACTTTACCGCTTCCAACGTTTGTAACAAGTAATCCTACCCACTCATTAGTACACGCGTTCCATCTAGCTCTGTCAGAACCTACTAATGTTTTTAAAAGTGGTGGGATTTTTGGTTCTGTTTTTACTTTAGAAAGATTTACTGTTTTCATTTTCGAGTTATTAGGAAGCCCTATTTCTACAGGCTCTGGATTATTAGGATTTTCTTGACTTTCTCCTTCAAGAGTCACTTTTATACGCGGTGTTATTGGGCCTGGAGCTATACCGTCAATAAAGAAAGTAAACACTGTGTTTCCTTTTCCGGAAACTGGGGAGCTCTGTCTTACATAATTTCCAAATTTTTGAGGGCTAGTAGCATAACTAGCTATAGAATCTAACCAACTTTGAAGCACAACTACTTTTACGCCGTCATCATTTCCAAGTATTCCTACTGGATTTGGTCCTAAGCCAGGCAAAGTATCTTTCCAAACTCTAACTTCGTACTTTAATTTATGGTTGTAATTAACTAATTTACCGTTATCAGGTGACAGCCAATCACCAGTAGTTATTGGGTTACTATTCCAAGAATATACTGGTGTCCAACCATCTGCGTCTACTGCATCTGTAGTCTCTACTGATGTGTTGCCACTTCCAAGGTTATCGTTAATAAACTCATAGATGTTTACAGTGTAAAAATATCCAGTTTGGTATGTCGGCATTAGTATTGACCTAGCCCTTCTCCCAGTCTAAGTTTATTTTCTAACATTTTTAGGGTATCGCTTGCTAGTCTTTGCGCTTCTGCAACAGAGGCTCTAGCTATCTGTACATTCATGTTAACTGTTACATCTATTTTTGAGCTAGCATTAAAGGAGGCATTTCCTCTCATAACAGCTGTGGCTGCCCCGCCAGTTTCTGTAGCAGGAGCTGATCCCATAATAGCTGATGGATCTCCGCCACCAATTCCAGCATCTTTAGCTACTCTACTTGCGTCATCAAGATACTTAGTAAAGCTTCCGCTTGTGTATGCGCCCCAAGGCTTCCAGTTTTTACCGCCTTTTGAGATAGCAAAAGCAATGCTTGCGTTAGTTTTTGGATTAAATAGCTCTCTGTTTGATGCAAGGCCGTATTGTTTTCTACGAGCAGGGCCAAGACCACCGATCATATTGATCTGGAATAAGCCGTAAGAGTCATCTTTCTTTAGGCTTGGGTGGCTCTTAGCATTAGCTCTTCCCCCAGATTCGGCTAAAGCTACAGCAAACGCAGTTTGTAAAGCGTCCCCTCTAAAGCCAGCGTTATAGAGGACCTGCATTAATCCTTCTCTGCTTCCTCCAGCTATACCTCTTTCACTTCCGCTACCTTCTGTGTAAGCGGTATCAAAATTGTCTTTATAAGCCTTACTGTTTTTATTTAAGCCGCTAGTCATTCTCTCAAAATTAGTAGGTCCATTTCCAAGCATGCTTAGAAGCTGAGATACTGAGGGGCTACTGTATTTTTTGCCTATAGGAGAGGAGTAGTCAACTGGCTCTACATTTTTAATTCCTAAAGTATCTAAGGCTCGATTGCTCATGCCTTTTAATCCATTTAAAACTTTACTTCCTAAGTTTTTTATAAAAGCAAAAGCTTTTCCGAAGAAACCCTTTGGATTTTCTCTATCTTGTGCGCCTACTCCACCATGTGCTCTTAATTCAAAGTGTAAGTGAGGTCCAGTAGAACTTCCTGCTCCTGGAGCTCCTCTTTTTCCACCAGACTTAGCAATTACTTCTCCACGCTTTACTCTTTGTCCCTTAGACACTAGAATTTTACTTAAATGGCCGTACAAGCTTGACTTAACGGCGTGCTTAATAATGACATAGTAACCGTACTGGTTGTGATTTCCGGTTTCAGTAACAATTCCGTCTGCGGACGCTAGTACTGGGCTTCCTACAGCAAGTGCGTAGTCAATACCTCTGTGGTTAGAGCTTATGCCTGGATTCTTTTTAGCTGCTCCTGGACGAGGACCGTAATCAGAGCTAATTCTTGTTCCTGGTTGAACAGGGGGTTGAAACACTGGGGCTTCTGCTGAAGAACCTTCTTTAGGGCCGCCTATTCCATGTGAGCATCCCATATGACCGTGTCCGCAGTCAGAATCTCCGCCCATTCCACCTAATAGGGTTTGACCTAATCCAATACCCGTTCCGATAAGAGCGCCGATACCTGTTCCAAGGCCAGGAATAAAGCTTCCTATGGCTGCACCTGTTGCTGCCATGCCGCCAATATTTGCTAGGTTCAGTCCGGCTTTTCTTACGCCTGGGCTTACCTTTTCTCCAAACAAACCATCTAATGCTTCTGTGCCTAGCGCCGCAGCGATTGCACCAATACTTAATTTTCCTTTTGAAGACTTAAGAAGTTTAAGAAGAGCCGCTCTCTTTGAAACGGCTGCAGCTCCGCCAGCTGTTGCCGCTGCTCCGGTAGCCGCTGCTGTTCCAGCTCCCATAGTTGCTGCAGTTCCTCCTGCAGCTAAAGCTCCGGTTCCCATAAATCCTTTAGCCCCACCAACTCCAAGAGCTCTTGCAGTCAATCCAAGTTGCAGTGCGCTAGTTCCAACTCCTGCTGCCAGACCACCTAAACCAGATAGAGTAGCTCCAGTATTTCCTGCTCCAGGAAGTGTTTGTAAAATTCCTTTTAGGGTCATGAGGCCTTGATTTACTGGGCCTAAAAGATCTGCCATAGTACTGAAGGCATCGTTTACTGAAGAGGTAGATCTAAGAGCTACGTTATATCCGCCAACTAATCCGCCTTCTGTAGCTTCAAGTTTTCTAGCCTCAGAGGTGTTAAATCTAAAAATAGATCGCATAGGAGATTCTTTTCCTACGCCCATAAGATCTAGTGCCCTGTTTGGATCTGATAAATCTTTTTTATTTAACGTGCTTCCCTTGCTTGCTCTTGCAATAACTCCCATCTGCAATTGCTGCAAAAGCTCAGGGTTGCCTCCAGCAAGTTGGCTTAATGTTGCATAGCCTTTTGATCCGGGATTTAGGACCATCATTGCTTGTTCTTTAGTTATGGATCTGTTTCCATACAAGAACCTGTAAGCTTGATTAATTAATTGATTTGGCGCTACAAGGTTTCCTTGACGATCACGTGCACGTATTCCGGCACGTAGGAAGCTCATTGCATTTATTCCTGCAAAAGCCCCAGCTACTTGTTCGTTAGAAGCTCCGGTTATAGCGGACATACCGCCAATTTGACCCATGATTCTTCGTGAGCTTAAAGTATTAGCTAAGTAACCGCCTTGATAGCCCAGAGTAGCTGCTGCGGCTGTTGGGCCCATTGCACTTGTTGCTCCGCCACCAACACGTCGATTAGCAGTAGATATAAGTCCTTGTGCGCCCATTCCGCTGAGTCCAGCAAGAGAATCCGCATACATTCTCTGTGTAACAGCAGCCATGGTGTTTGGCGCCATGCTGTACGCAACACCTGCTCCAGCAGCAGCTATAACGCCTAGACCTCTAGCAGCGTATTGTCTTTGTGAGACAACTCCCAGACCCATAGTCTGCCCACCGACACCGGATCCGCCTGTCGTCATCTTTAGTAGATGCTCTTTAGCTTCCTTAATATTCTTAAGGAACTTGTCAGAGTGGTCTACAAGCTTTTTCATGCCTGTGCCAGATTTTTCAAAAACTTTTTCTAAAATTCCAGGGAATTCTGAAAATTCGTCATTGGCTCCGACCATATTTTGTCCGCCGGGTGGGACTGCCATTAATTCACCGCCTTAGGTCTACTTATAGCTTTGTCTAACCAAAGCATTCTTTCTCTGAACGATAGGGATTTGATATCGCTTAATGTCCAACCTGGGTAATATTGCGTAAGCAAGCTATACGCCTCTATTACCAAGTCGTACCTTGTTTCACTCTCGAAACAAGTCTGCCAGGGTAAGTGGCAGCGATACCTCCGAATCGCAAGCCTTACATGTCTTCTTTATTTCGCTAAGTTGTGGTCCGGGGTTGCGGTCTGTTATAGCCTTAATCAAGTCGCGGCGATCTTTAAGGCCTAGATCTTTAATCTGCTGTATGTTAACAACAGGATTGCCATCGATTGACTCCACGCAGCTCTTGAGAAGAATGGTGTCCAGTTCAGCTGCGTTCTTATTTGTGGCATTTACAAGAGCTTTTTGAGCTCCTCCAGTAGGAAGGTTTACCACTACCTTTCCTGCTTTACAGGTTAGCGTGAAGGTTCTGTCCCCATCATCTAGGGTCTTCATCTCCACATCTTTTTTAAGATCTATTTCAAAAGTTTGATCTTCTCCACACTTTGGACATACTGGCCCAACTTTTACTTCTGGACCAAAAGTCGCTATGCGAATAGCTAGAAGAATTGCTTCTCTATCTCCAGCAAGAAGAGCGTCTAATGTTTCTTTATCCGCTTTCTTATCTCCAACTTTTACAGTTGCTCTTTCTAAAATAGTAAGAAGAGCTTTTCCTGGATCTCCGATGCGAGCAATAACCTCTTCATCAGCTCCAGTTAATTCACGAATCTCTGCGGTAGTAGTTACCCCATCAAATGGGTCAAACAAACCACCTGGCAATTCAACTACTGAGTCGGGTGGTAGCGGGATCTCAACCTTTGGGGCTGGAGCCGCTACCTCCCGATCAGAAATCGCTTCGGCCGCTAGCTTATTAGCTAGGGCAGGGTTGTCTGTTGCTCTGATAGTTTCTGTAGACATTTAGTGTACCTTTTCTTTAGTTTATAGAGCTGAGATTGAAGTTGTGTCAGAAAGCTTCTGTGCTGAACCTGCTTGAGTGTAGTTCTTAGCAAAGGTTACATCGAAGCCTTCGTGTACTAGAGTAATTTCTTCAACCAACAAAGTGCTGGAACCAGCATCTAGGCTGCTGTATGAAAGCGATGTGATCCATGCATTGTTGACGCGGAAGCGTACAGATACGTGTTGATCGTATGCTGTGTCTGCCGCAGCAGTTGATCCGTTTCCAGCATATGCTGCTGGGTTTGGATGGCTAAGAACTGCAATGTCTAGATCGCAACGGAAGTCTGCTCCGATACCACTTGTAGCATTAGGAGTTAGTACAGAGAACAGACGGCGCATCCAGCGAGCATGAGCATCGTTACCCAACATTACGCCCTTTGATAGGGTGATTGGGGTAAAGGAGCTTTGTCCTGGAATTTGGTGGAAATTAGTGTTGTATCCGCCTTCGCGGTATGCAATAGATTCAGTAGAGACGCTTAGTCCAGAAAGAGAGACGAAACCCATCTTTCCAAAGGAAGAACCCCACTTAGAATCATTGGTCTGTGGAAGAAACTCAACCACAAACTTAAAATTACGTACCGGATCCGTAAGGAGGGTACTTAGGGTGTTATTTACGGGCATGTTTATTTATCTCCTTAAGCCGTAGCTGTTCCGGTTATCTGACCAAGCTTGATCACGATAAATTCAGCTGGGTATTCAAGAGCAACGCCAACTTCAATGTTGACACGGCCATTTTGAATATCTGCTTGAGTTGTCGTGCTTGTATCTACTTTTACGTAGTAAGCCTTGTCTGGACTGGATCCACGCAATCCGCCTTGCTGCCAATAGCCACGTAGGAACGAGCCAAGGGCAACGCGTAGCTGAGACCAAAGACGTTCGTCGTTGTTCTCAAATATAGCGAATGCGCTTCTATCAGTCAATTCTTTCTTGATGTAAGTAAGTGAACGACGTACGTTGATGTAGCGATCACCTGGAGTGTTGTTTAGAGTGCGACCACCCATAACAACAATTCCATTTCCTGGAACCTGGCGAATAGCGTTAATAGGTACAGTGCCAGTGTTCAAAGTGTCTAGTTCAGCATTAGTAAATTGACGTTCAGCTGCAACAGCTAGAGCAACACGGTTTGTAAGACCAGCTGGGGTCTTGAAAACACCACGTGAAGCATCAGTAGCTAGGAACTGACCGATCATTGCAGCACCTGGAGCTTGAGATCTTGTAGCTCCGCCAGAAGCACGAAGTGTATCTGGAATTAGGATCCATGGGAAGTAAGCTGCAGCGCAGCCTCCGTCTGAATCTGGAGCTGCTGCTTTGACATCAGTAACGAAGGTTTTAGCTTCAGTAACTGTCTGTCCAATAGGGGTATCAATTACAGCAAACGCATCTCCACGAAGCTCACAGTAATTAATCAAGTCTCCTTGAATGTTTACCGCAAGTGTTCGTTCTTGTGTAGTTCCAGTTGGGGTGTAAATATATGCAGCCGCTGGAATGTTGAAAATCAATGGATTCTGAATAGAATCAAAGGTAGTCAACGCATTTGAGTAGTCTGTTCTAGATGGAGCAGACCCATTAGCGCCGCCTCCAAGATCCTTCAAACCATCAATTTCTGGTAGATCATCTGGAGAAACAGAAGCAGAGTTCTGATCAGTAACAGTTACATAAGCTGAGGAAGAGTTAACTACAGACACTACGTAGCGAGGATCGGTTACGTCCATGCTTAGGTCTGTAAATTGCTCTAAGAGGTTAGAGTTTGCAGCAGCTCCTGTTGCAGGGGCGCCGTAAACCAACAAGGTGAAGCGATTTGCAACTCCCGCTGCAACGACTTCTACAGAAAGATCGTTACCCCAGGCTCCTGGGCTAGATGCTTTTACTAGAAGCGTGTTTAATGCGGCGTTTGAGCGGTCAGTCAAGATAATTGAAGCTTGAACTGCACCGCTACCTACAATGCGCCGTACGTATAGCTGACGACCACCGTTGGCAAAAAAGTTGTAGGCTGCCCATGTGGTTGGGTATGCGTCTTCTAAAGATCCAAAAGTCTTTACAAACTGTGTCCAAGAGGTTAGCAATGTTGGATTAGCTGAAGGACCCTTTGCAAGGGTACCTACAAGCGCTCCAGCAGCCGTGCCCACATCTGCGAGGG